ACTTCCTTCCTTGATGCGTTGAGGATGGCCGCGAACGCCGCACCCACCTTGGCCCGACGCTCCGCGTCACGAGCACGACCCTTGAGGATGGCCTGTGCCCGACGCTCGGCGTCGACCGCCCGCTTGTGAGCGAGCAGCTTGTCGTTGTCGATGTTCTTCATGAGGGTGTTTCCTTCCTTGATTCTTCCTGGTGGATGACCGACTAGGACCTAGTCAGCCTTGGCCCCGTTGAATGACGGGGATGAACGCCGTGCACACGAGCACGAACACGGCAGCGAGCAGCCACACCGCCCGGATCGGATCCCGAGTGACCGCGACGAGCGCGAACCCGGAGACGATGACGGCGAGCGCGAGGAGTACCCATGCCGGAGTCATGACGACTCCTTGTGTGTCTCGTGTGCGGACACCGCTGCCTCTTGGGTGGCCCGTCGACCCCCGATGGCACCGCAGTAGCAGTACCAGAGCCAGTACGGGGTGACCGGCTCATAGATGGGGGTCTTCCCACCGTGCTCGGTCGAGTGCCACCCGACCCGCTGCTCGTCGAACATGACCGTGTCCTTGAGCAGGTGGTCCTTCATCGCCTGCTCCCACTCCTCGTTGGACAGCACGACCCACCCCTCTTCCGCGAGGACGGCCACCTTGTCCGTCATGACCGCCACTCCTTGAGCATGAGCCGTGGACCTCCGGCGATGTAGAGGATCGCCTGCTCCAGCGTCATGCCCTTGTCCCGGATCAGGTACTCGATCGCCCTGTTCCCGTAGTCGGTCATCTGGAGTCGGTTGCCGTCGCTGAACTTGAACTCAGTGACGGTCCACTCCGGCGTGACGATCTTCATGACAGACCCATCCCTTCGTTGAAGCGCTCCTGGTCGATGTGCCTCTGCCAGGGTGAGCGGTGATCCGAGAGGCTCGGACTTGGTGGCTTGACCTCGACCATGACGACGGCCAGGTCCTCGACCGCGCACGCCACACATCCCGACGGGTCGTCGGGGTGCATCCCGAGACAGTTGGGGATGCCCGCGTCCATCGCTTCGAGGTGCGCGTTGCCCCGGTACATGACCTCGGGCTCGTCGATCCCGAAGATCATGACGGCGGGCCAGAGTGCGCCCTTCCATGACTCGACCTTGGACAGGACCCGCGTGGTCATGACGGGACCGTGACGTAGTGCGGGGAGCCGTCGCGGGTGACGTAGTACGACAGCCCGTTCCGGTTCGAGTCGAAGTTCCATGAGCAGGGCAGCGGACCGGACGAGGCGTCCTCGAACCTGCACGTCGGCAGGTGGGAGTAGCGGACGACGTGACGGGGACCGACGACGAGCCGTGACCAGACCGTCCATCCGTGACTGCGGCACCATGCCGCACCCTCGGACCTCGGTGCCTGCCAGGCCTCGTCGCACCCGCCGTAGGGCGGGACTGCGTTGGCCGGCTTGGAGTTGGCGAGGGTGAAGATGACCACCACCAGCGCCAGCATGAGGGTGCCGACCACTCGGTTGAATGTGAGCATTGGACTCACTTCCTATCTGCCCGATAAGCGGCTTATCGGGCATCGGTTGTGCAGTGATTGACCGTCAACCACTCGGACCCGTTCGAGCATGGTGTGAGCACGCTCGAACAGGACCGGCTAGTCACGGGCCAGGTGCATTGCCTCTACTAGCCACTCGCGCCGTCTGGCGGAGTAGGCCTGATCAGCCACGAGCCTTGACGTGGCGATGTCCATGCCCTGGGCCCGGGCATGGAGGAACGCAACGCGGGCCGCACGCTTGGCGACCCGCGTCGCGGGTGTGTCGTCGTCGCTGACCGGGGAGTGCATCAGCGACCCTTGTTCAACTCGGCGGCACGCTCGACGAGCACGGCGCCGACCGATCCCGGGGCGAAGGCGTCGCCCTGGTGGGCGGGCTCGTACCGACGCCGCAGCATGATCCGTTCGAGTGCGCGTCTCTCGACGGGGCAGGCCTCGCCGTCCATCATGAGGCGGAGCTCCGTCTGGTTGATGGAGTCGTCCACCTGCGCGGTGTGCTGACCGTCCCCGGGGTATCCGGTTCGGATGCACACACAGTCAGCGGGCCGGTCCTGCCAGGCCTGCCAGTAGTCGGCCACCGTGAGACCGACCGCCCACAAGGAGTGAACCTTGGGAGCGGCCGGATCCGTGGCGATCACCGGACGAGTCCGATCAGGACGTAGCCGTGCCCGTGGTCGACGGCCAGGATGAGGCCGAGGACCAGGACGAGCGCGACCATGACGAGCCTCATGACCCGGCCACCACGAGCAGCGCGGCCAGGATGGAGCCGGTCATGGTGGAGAGCAGGGTCCAGGTCAGACCCTCGCTCTTGTTGATGGTTGCGATCCCGGCCACACCGGAGACACCGGCGATGACCAGGAGCGCGATGAGCATTGCGTTCATCGTGTTGCTCCGATCTGACTCGGTTGATAAGCGGCTTATCAGGTGAGTCGGTTGAGGGTGGAGATCGTTCGGGCGGAGTGCTCCCGAACGACACCATTATGCCAGACGTGAGTCGGGTTAGTCAAGTGGGTCGATAGACATTGAATGGGGGAGGCCGGCGTCGGTTGGTTGGTTGATTGGTCGGCCAGGGCGCACGCGCTCCGCGCAATATCGGAGTGTCAGACGATCGTCTGATAAGCCGCTTATCGGCCAGGTCCAGCTGCTCCGCACGAGGGCATAAAGAAAGGCGGGCAGGCTGATCCCATGGGAATCAGCCTGCCCGCCTAGGACAGGGAAGTCAGTCAGACAGACAGGGGTCACGCGGTCGCGCTCTCCTCGACGGGGTGCAGAATCCCTGCCACCCTCACCGCGATGTCTTCGAGCATCGCGGTTTCCTTCGGGGTGAGGGCCGTCAGCGAGTCGAGAACCTCGCCGATGGTCCGCAGCCGCGTGCTGTTGTTGCGTCCGGCAGGGACGTAACCAGCCTTCCTCGCAGCGGCAGGGGTGAGGGTGGTGTCGTCGCTGGTCTCACTCTTAGCCTTCGCAGCCTTCGACCCCTTCGACCCCTTCACCTTCGACGGCTCAGCCGGGACGTAGGTCCCGCCCTTGTAGACCGCGTTCACAGCCTTCGTAATCGCGGTCTTCGAGTGAGCCTCACGGACCGGACCAGACACGCGCTTGTCGCTGTAGACGTGCGCGAGTCGTGCCACGGTCTCCGGAGTGCAGCCCATGGCGCGAGCCTTGCCACGCAGGATCCAAGCCACCAGCGTCGGCTGAGAGACCGGACCATCGGACACCGGAGACTGGAAACGCGGGAACGTCTCCGCGTCACCCTTGTAGTCCGCCGGAACCTGCGAGCCGTCAGCGAAGACCAGCGCGGAAACGTAGTCGCGCTGCGTGCCGAGAGGCTTGCCCCTCCCGATCAGACCAGCCTTGTCCGCCGCGTAAGCGACATCCGAAGCCTTGTCAGCGATCCCCTTCAGGGTCCCGCCCGTGGTGTTCCACTCCGCCGACACCGCAGCCACGTCCAAGAGGAACGGGGCAGGGTCCAGCGTCGTGTTCTTAACCTTGTCTGTTGCAGTCATCACTAGCACCTATCTACGCCGCTCAGCCGCCCCAGACTGGGGCAGTGATGCTGAGCGCCGTGACCGACCCCAGAGACGCTTAGAACGGCTCTGGGGCAGTCACGCACAGGTGTCTGTCTGACTGACTTCCGCTGTTGAGGTTTGCCCACGACGCGCGTTCGGTCACCATCGGCGCTTGTCCTGTCTGTCTTCGACTCGGCAGGGCTCGCGCTTGCGTCGTGAGGTTCGGCCCGGAGTCGCGATCCGGGCTAGCCCTAGGTGCTGGCTGGGTGGTGCTGGGGTGAACCATCCTCCCCGTGAGTCGAGTGTGTCAATACCTAGGGGCAGACTGATCTGTTTCCGCAGGTCACAGCGCTGCAAGGGCAGGCTGATAAGCCGCTTATCAGGGCACCAAGCTTCGAACAAGTGTTCGACCCCGCACCCTCTCCACTCCCCAGGTGCAGCCAGCCTCACAGGGCGTTCTCTGGCAGGCCGGATATCCACTATCCGCACTCAATCCCGACTCACCACCCGTATTCCGTATCGGATTAGCGATTCTGGGGGCCTCCTGGCGGATCGGTGGACCTGGGGGGCGGATCTGGGGGTGAAATCCCGGGAGGGGGCGGTTCTGTGCGTCTCTCGGGGCGACTGGCGGGTTTGATAAGCCGCTTATCGGAAGGCAACGGGTGGAGGATGGGGGTATGGATCAGCTGGTGTTCACGGTTTCCGCCACGTTCCTGTTCGCGGTGGTCATGTGGTGGCGGACCAGGCATCCCTAGGCACACTCGTGTGCCGGAGTGTGTCATCGTGTGCCGGAGTGTGCGGCACACACCAGCACACTCGTGTGCCATAGTGTGCCTATGAGCACACGCATCCACATCATCCTCCCCGAGGACACCCTCAAGGAGCTGGACTCCCTGCGGGGTGCGGTCCCGAGGAGCGCCTGGGTCCGGGAACTCATCGAAGGCACCGTCCACCTCCCCCAGAACTCCAACGGCGACCTCAACGGTGTCGCACACCTTCCCGTCACGACCCAGGTCGACCTCGACGACCCCACCAATACCCCCAAGGACGGACACATCCACAGGCGGGTCGGGAAGATCGGGCAGAAACACTGCCGCCAGTGCAAGATGCCGATGCCATGAGCCCCCGGATCAACTTCCGCCTCGCACCCTCCGGGTTGCAGTGGATCGAGGACCTCCAAGTCCTCCCCGGACTCGAAGACGCCGACAAGTCCGACATCATCCGGGCGGCGCTCGTCGTCGCACGACGACACGAACCCGAACTCATCGAGACCATCAAGGAGCAGATGTGAACAACAAGGCCCCCGTTACCAGGACCACGAAGAAGACTGTCAACGCCGCACCCGAGCCTCAGGTGCTCACCGAGGAGGACTACCAGATCGACCTCCCCCAGGTGATGCAGGCGGTGGGCGTGGACCCCAACACCGTCAAGGCCGAGTCCGCACACGTCGCGTTCCGCAACGGGGTAGCCATCCTCGAGTACACCGTCGTCAGAGCAGTACCTCCCCACATCCTCGGCCTCGCACTCATGCGGGGCGCACACAAAGGAGAAGCAGGTGAACAGCAAGGCTGAGGTCGTCGTCCACGGCCAGAGGGTCGGCGAGCACGTCCTCGTCGAGTGCTCCCTCTGCGGACCGGTCGGCATCCACAAGGCCCCCATGTACACCGCCATCGAGACCCACGCCCAAGAGCACAAGGAGGAACAGTGAAGGTCACCGTCACCGAAGTAGCCATCACCGACGACGAAGGACGCGAGGTGCGAGCACGTCTCGAACCCGGACCGGACGGCAAGGACCAGTGGCGCGTCATCCCGCCCCTCGGGTCAGGAAGGGACGCCGAACTCATCTGGGCCAAGACCGCGAAGGCCAGGGACACCGAGGCGAAGAAGCTGATGAAGTGAAGCGCTTCCACCTGGAGCGCGAAGTCGATGTCTCCGGGATCAGCGGAGTAGGCACGGTCGCCCACGGCATCCAGTTCCCGGACGGCACCGTCGCCATCCGATGGTCCGCAGGCGATCACCACTCCACGGTGGTGTGGGACTCCATGTCCTCCGTCGTCGCCATCCACGGCCACAACGGAGCCACCCGGATCGTGTGGTGGGACTCATGAGCGAACTGATCCTGCTCACCCTCTGCGTGCTCCTGGTCCTCGGCGGCATCGTCGGCCTCATCGCCCTCTCCCTCGCGCTGCGCGAGATGTTCGGGAGGGAAGGCTGATGGACGCCCGCAAGTTGTACTTCGAGGCCCAGACCGAAGCGGACTACCAGAAGAAGATCACCGACTACTGCGACCTCCACGGACTCAAGTGGCACCACGAGACCGACAGCCGGAAGTCCAAGAAGGGCTGGCCCGACCTCGTGATAGCCGGCCACAAGGACGTGATCTTCGTGGAGGTGAAGAAGGAGAAGGGCACCGTCACCCTCGACCAGAAGGAATGGCTCGAGAAACTCAAGTCCGCCGGAGCCACCACCTACATCTGGCGACCCTCCGACTGGGTGGTGGCCGAGCGCATCCTCAAACGCCTCGCCCGGGATGCGTAGTCTTCTGCCATGGCGATCATCCAGGACTCCTCCCACCCCACAGGCGTCACATCCACCGACAACGGAGGATCGAGCCTCGCCCGCGCACGCGCGAGGAAAGCATCAGCGGCCCTCGCCCTGCGGAAGAACAACGAGTCCTGGGAGGACATCGCCAGGGAACTCGGCTACCCCACACCACGAGCGGCGCTCATCGCGGTGGAGGGTGCGCTCGAAGCAGGGCTCGCCACCCCCGAGTCCCAGGACTTCATGCGCCAGATGGCCAGCGAGCAACTCCGCAGACTGCTCTACCCCACGATGAAGAAGGCCACCGACTCCGACGACCCCGACCAGTTGACAGCAGTCGGCAAGGCGAGGGAACTCGTCATGGACCACGCGAAGCTCAACGGGTACATGGCGCCCGCAGAACTCTCCATCTACAACCCTGCCGCCGGAGAGATCGAACAGTTCGTCGCGGCCATCCTCCACGACCGCCAGCCCAGCACCCTGGAGGAAGCGGACATCTTCGAGTTGCACGAGGACGAGGACGGCACCTGGACCACGGAGACCGAAGATGCCGTTCCGACTGAATGACGAACGCGCCAAGATCCAGTGGGTCACCTACGCCGAGATGCCCCACCAGATCTACCAGGCCTGTCTCGCCAAGGGGACCGTCTCCAACACCCGCTACATCCAGGAAGCGGTCTGCAAGGCCCTTGCCGAAGACCTCGGCATCCCCTACACCTCGCTCCTGTCACGCCTCCCACCCAGCAAGGGGAACGCCGCCACCCTGTTCGACAAGGACCGCAAAGCCGCCGCCCGGGGAAGGCACCACACCCAAGAACAGGTGCGATAGGTGAAACACATGGGTACCCTGGAGACATGGCCAAGGTGCGGTACACCACCCGGTGCGCGAGATGCAGGAAGCGTCTGCCCTCCGGCGCCCAGGCCACCCACCTCCACGGCGGATGGTGGTGCGGCCCATGCCTGATAGCGCACAAGCCACAGTGCCGGACGTACGCGGAGCCGTCGACCGCTTCAAGCGGTGGAGGCCTGCTGCTCAGGAGCAGGCACTAGCAGCGGTCCGCGCCGCCGAACTCGCGGACTGGCACCCCTTCTACTGCACCAACACCAGGTGCAACGGCCAGCCCCACGTCTGGCCCGCCGACGAGAGGGAGTGCCCCAAGCCCTTCGGCCACGAGTGGCACCTCATCGAGGACACCTGGGCCTGCGCCGACCCCTTGGGACAGGACGACGAGCACTTCTGCGGAGTGGTCGGCACCCTGCTGGACGACTGGGACTTCGGCCACGCCCGCACCGACCAGCGCCCACCGCCCTGGAAGAAGGACTGGCTCACCCTGTTCATGCGCGGAGGTAGAGGATCCGGCAAGACCAGGACAGGCTCCGAGATCACCAACCGCGTCACCAACCTCGTCCCCCGCATCACCCTCATCGGCCCCACCGGACCCGACTTCCGCAACCTCATGATCGAGGGCGAGTCGGGGATCCTCGCCACCTCGCCCCCCGGCAAGCGTCCCCAGTGGGAACCCTCCAAGAAGCGACTCACCTGGCCCAACGGGTGCATCGCCGAAGGCTACTCAGCCGAGGAGCCCGACCGACTGCGAGGGCAGAACTCCTCGTTCATCTGGGCCGACGAGCCCGCCCACTGGGACCTCGTGCGGCAGTGCTGGGACAACATGTTGTTCGGTCTGCGGAAGGGCGACTACCCCAAGATCCTCGCCTCCTCCACACCCAAGCCCACCGAGTGGGTCAAGGAGCAACTCAAGGATGACTTCACGATCGACCGCGTGGTCCCCACCTACGCCAACATGTCCAACCTGTCTCCCGTGTTCCGCCGCATCATCATCGACCGGTTCGAGGGCACCCGCCTCGGGAAGCAGGAGCTGTACGGAGAGATCCTCGACGACGTGGAAGGCTCCATGTGGAAGTGGGAGATGCTCCGCTACACCAAGACCGAGGACGTGCCCGAACTCACCCGCATCGTCGTCGGCATCGACCCAGCCGGCACCGCCAACAAGAGGTCGGACGAGACCGGGCTCATCATCGTCGGCATCGGCATCGACAAGAACTTCTACGTCCTGGCCGACCACACCGGCAAGTACTCCCCCGAGGGTTGGGGGTCTCTCGCCAACCAGCAGTACGTCGAGTACCGCGCCGACGCCATCGTCCCCGAGGTCAACTTCGGGGAGGACATGGTGACCTTCGTCCTCGAGAACACGATCAACAACAAGGACCTGATGCCCCGCATCATCGGCGCCAGGTCGAGGAGGGGTAAGAGCATCCGGGCCGAACCCATCGTCGCGCTCTACGAGAAGGGCAGGGTGTTCCACGTCGGGGACGACAGGGGCTCCCTGGAGAAGCTGGACGACGAACTCTGCACCTGGGTGCCCGGAGAGGGCGCATCCCCCAACCGGGTCGACGCCCTGGTGCACGCCATGACCGAGATCGGCAAGGTCGCCCTGCCTGCCGCGTTCGCGTTCCCCGGCGAACTCAAGGGTCAGGCGGCACTCCCCCTGCGCGGGCGTCCCCCGTTCGGGCGCACATATCCCTAGTCTGGTCCGCAACCACCAAGGAGCACCATGTCAGAGTTCGCCTGGGTCGCCGCGTTCGTGTTCGCCATCGGCGCGACCGCTCGCATCACGAGGCTGTTCACCTGGGACAAGTACCCGCCCATGGTGTGGCTGCGGATGAAGTGGGACGACCTCACCAACGACGGACCCTGGGCTCTGCTCATGCACTGCGGCTACTGCTTCGGCATGTGGGCAGGCGCCGTTGTCGTAGCATCGGGGTACCTGTCCGACTTCCACACCGCGTGGTGGCTGGTCTGCGGGTGGCTCACGATCTCCTACTTCGGGGCGACATACATGGCACACGACGGAGATGACGACTGATGGCGAAGCCCAAGCACGAGCCCCGCTCGAAGGAACTGGAGCCCGTCCCCGCTAGGACCGCCACCCAGTTGTTCGCCTCCCACTCCCTGGTCGCCTCCACCGCCCGGTACGCGGGCAACGTCGCCACCGTCTACTCCACGGTCAAGGAATGGCAGCGCGAGGCCTACCGGCACTACGGCATCTGCGGAGAGGCCAGGTTCGCCGCCAACTACTTCGGCCACTCCATGTCGAGAGCCACCCTGTACGCCGCGCAGGACCTCAAGAAAGGCAGTGAGCCCCTCACCACCGGGACCGCAGCCGCCGCCCTCGACGACCTGTTCAACGGAGCGGACGGCCAGGCCCAGATGCTCACCGCCATGGGCAAGCACCTCACCATCGCCGGAGAGTGCTACCTCGTCGGGAGGACCGTCGATGTCACCGACTCCGACAACGAGGTCATCGGAGAGGACGACATCTGGGAGGTCCTCTCCTGCCTGGAGGTGAAGAACAACGGTGGCAACTGGTCCATCAAGTCCGTCGACGAGGGCAAGCCCGACATCCTGCTCTCCGACGACGACGCCGTGATCCGCATCTGGCGACCCCACCCCGAGTACCGCCTCGAAGCCGACTCCCCGTTCCGGAGCCTGCTGCCGATCCTCCAAGAGATCGAGTGGCTCACCCTGCACATCTTCGCCCAGTGCTCCAGCCGTCTCGCCGGGGCAGGGCTCCTGTTCGTCACCCAGGGCATCGACTTCCCACCCCCCAAGGACGACCAGGGACGGCCCGTCGAGTACGCCACCGCAGCCGAAGGCCTGATGGCCGCGATGACCGACTACATGATGTCCGCCATCCGCGACCCCGCCAACCCCGCCAGCCTCGTGCCCGGAACCGTCTCGGTTCCCGAGGAGGTCATGAAGTCCGGCAAGATCGCCGAACTCGTCCACTTCTGGACCGACCTCGACGCCGCCTCCCTGGAGATGCGCAACGCCGCCGTCCACCGGTTCGCCATCGGCATGGACATGAGCCCCGAGAAGATCGAGGGCAACAACTCCTCCACCGGGGGCGGGAACACCAACGGCCCCAACCACTGGGGCATGTGGCAGACCACTGAGGAGACCATCACTCTCCACATCGAGCCCATGCTCGACCTCATCACCAACTCGCTCACCATCGGCTACCTCCGCCCGCTCACCGGAGGCACCGAGGTGGTCCGCTACGAGACCTCCAAGCTTCGCCTCCGCCCCGACCGCTCCAAGGAGGCCATGGAACTGTTCAACCTCGGACTCTTGAAGCCCGAGGTGGTCGTCAAGGAGAACGGGTTCGACCCCGAGAACGACATGCTCGACGACGACGACCGACAGACGTTCCTGCTGATGAAGATCGCCGGAGGATCGGCGACCCCCGATCAGGTGGGTGCAGCGCTCAAGGCCCTCGGAGTCGATCTCGGCCTACCTGTGGCGGTCCAGGGCCAGAGTCCCCGGGAGGCCAGGCCTGCACCCACCCTCGAAGACCACCCCGCGAGAGACATCCCCGAAGCGGCCAGTCTTCTCCTGCACGTCTGCGAGCCCCTCATCCTGCGCGGGCTCGAACGGGCAGGCAACCGGCTCCGGCAGACCCTCAAGGGCGGTGTCGAGATCGCACCCGGCACCAAGTCGTACGAGGTACACACCGTCATCCAGGCCAACGGCACCCTCGGCGCTGTGACCACGGATGCGTTCGCCACCGCCGACATCTGTCTGAACGGGATCGTCGACCCCGCCAGGGTCCTGCCCCTCCTCGAAGGGCACCTGGTCGACCTCATCGCCAACCAGAAGCCCTACAGCAGAGAGGGCCTCGCCAAGGTGCTGGAGTCCGTCGCATGATCGTCCTGGCGTTCGAGGAGTTCGCGGAGCACCGCCGCAAGCAGCAGGTCGACATCGAGAACAACCTCCGCCCCCTGGTCAGACGCGCCCTCGACGGCACCCTCAACACGGACGGGTACGGGGAACTCATCGACATGGTGCGGTCCATCTGGCGGGTCGTCCACACCCAGCAGGCCGGGTCCACCCGGGGCCACATCCCCGGCCAGTTCATCGACGAGATCCTCGACACCCTCCGGAAGACCGACCGGCCCAGCGGCAACAACACCACCATCAACCGGATCTCCACCTGGCTCGCCACCGCCATCCTCAGTCATGCCACCCTCACCGCAGCCGACGACGACCAGGACGACCTCCTCCTCGAGTGGGTCGACATGAACGACGACCACGTACGCCACGAGCACCACGTCGCCAACGGCCAGCGGGTGAAGCCCGGGGAGAAGTTCAAGGTCGGCGGACACGACATGCCCTACCCCGGCTACCCCGGCGTCCCCATCGAACTGTGGATCAACTGCCGCTGCACCGTCAGGCCCATCCCCGCCGAGCAGTCGATCGCCGCCTCCGCGTTCATCATCACCCCCATCGAAGGAGACTTCGAGGCGTACTGCGTCCACGACGGCTGCCACGAGCGCGGCGAGTACTCCGTCTCATCCGACCACCCAGCCTGGTACGGGATCTTCTGTGCCGAGCACGCCCCCGAGCACGAGGACAAGGCGCTGTTCAAGGACTACAGCCCCGAGCAGCGCAAGAAGGCCCACACCCTCCCGGACGGGTCCTACCCCATCGAGGACTGCGCGGACCTGGCGAACGCCATCCAGGCCATCGGACGCGCCAAGGACCCCGCCAAGGCCAAGGCCCACATCCGGTCCAGGAAGAACACGCTCGGCTGCCCCGACGTGCAGATTCCCGAGACCTGGGCCACCTACAGCACCGGCCCGGACTGGAACCACATCTACATCGGACCCGAGCGCATGACCACCACCGCAAGCGGCGGAATCATCAAGATCGACATCCCCACATGGTTCACTAACCAGCAGGAAACGCCTTCCGAAGGAGTCACCATGACCGACGAGACCACTCCCGAACTCGAGGAGACCGAGGTCGAAGCCACTGACGAAGGTCCAGGCCTCATCCCCTGGCACGGTGTCATCACCGTCGAGGGCGTCACCTCCGGGGACGGCAGGAAGTTCGCCCTGGGCGCACTCCGCACCCGGCCCCTCCCCCTCCCCATGACCCACCAGAAGATGTCCGGCGACGGACACAGCCAGGCAGCGGTGGTAGCGAGGATCGACCGCGCCGTCCGGGTCCCCGTCGACGGCTACAACGAGATCCGCGCCAACGGCGTCATGCTCGCCAACCCCGAGTCCGACTACGCCATCGGACTGATGGGCGAGTTCGGCAAGTTCGGGGTCTCCGTCGACGCCGACGACGCCACCATGGAGGTCGACGACGAGGCCGAGGAGATGGTGTTCACCGACGCCAGGCAGGCCGGCGCCTGCATCGTCCCCATCCCCGCCTTCCACCAGGCCTACGTCCAGCTCGGCGAAGCGCCCGAGGACTTCTGGGACGGCGGCAAGGACCTGGAGACCGTGCACGGCGAACCCGACCAGGCCCTCGTCGCAGCCGACGCGCCCGTGGACGTGTTCGTCGACATCGCTCCCGGGAAGACCGAGGACGGACCCGGCTGGCTCACCCACCCCGTCGACACCGACCGTCTCCGGGACTACTGGGTGCGTGGACCGGGTGCCGCCAAGATCGGCTGGGGCACACCCGGCGACTTCAACCGGTGCCGCCTCAACGTGGCCGAGTACGTGAAGCCCCAGTACATCAACGGCTACTGCGCCAACCGGCACTACGACGCCCTCGGCATCTGGCCCGGACCTGACGCCCACGCTGCGGACACCCTGGAACTGACGGACCGCACCCCCGCCCAGGTCCTCACCGTGACCGCAGCCGGGGAGTACGCCACCAAGGCACCGCACGAGTGGTTCGAGATGGAGGAGCCCGACCACGTCCAGCCCCTCACCATCACCGAGGACGGACAGGTCTACGGCCACGTCGCGGACTGGAAGACCTGCCACGCCAACTCAGCTGCCTACGGCGAATGCTTCCTGGCACCCAGGTCCCCCAGCGGGTACGCCCACTTCCTGCTCGGGGAGGTCCTCACCGACAAGGGTCCGCTGCCCATCGGGCGTCTCACGGTCGGAGCCGGCCACGCCAACGGACGGCTCGGCCTGCGCCCCGCCACCGAGCACTACGACAACGCCAGCACCGTCTACGCGGCAGTGTCCTGCAAGGACGGCGAGCACGGCATCTGGGTGTGCGGCTGGGTCCCCCCCGGCACACCCGAGGACCTGGTGATCGCAGCCCGCGCCTGCCCGCCCTCCGGCGACTGGCGCAAGACCCCACAGGGGCTCGACATGATCGCGGCCCACTCCGTGGTCGCACCCGGCTACGCCATCCCCAGGGTCGCCGCCTCCATGCACGACGGGGAAGTCATCTCCCTCGTCGCCGCAGGAGCGGTCGAGGTGGAGCCCGAGGAGCACGCCGCGCCGGTCGACGTGGACGCTCTCGCTGACGCGGTGGTCGCCAAGATCGCCCAGGCCCAGGAACGCAAGGAGGGGTTCGAGGCCCTTCGTGCCCGCTACTCGGAGGAGGCAGTCTGATGGCGTGCGGGTGCAACAAGAACAAGGTCAAGGCCTACGTGTACACCGCCCCTGACGGGGCACAGACCCAGAAGGCCACCGAGGTCGAGGCCAACGCCATGAAGATCCGTGCCGGGAACGTCGGCAAGGTCGAAGCGAAGACGTAGTACCGTCAGAACCCACCGGATCAACCAACCAGCAGGAGAGTCCACATGGCAATCAAGGTCAACGATGTCAACGAGCGGGTCGGCACCGCTGCCGAGTGGGCTGCGTCCACTCTGGTGCTCGCCGCCGGAGAGCGCGGTGTCTCCTCGGACACCGGAGAGATCAAGGTAGGGGACGGCACCAACGTCTGGTCCGCCCTCACCTCAGAGGGCCGCGAAGGAACCGCCGTGCTCGTCGGCGGCACCGTGACGGTCACCAACGCGACCATCACCGCGAAGACCATCGCGGTGGCCTCGTGCCAGGTCATCGGCACCGTCACCCGCCCCCAGGGCATCGGTGTCCACTCCCGGACCCCGGGCACCTCCATCGTGTTCCGGTCCACAGATGCGACCGACACGAGCACCATCGGCTACATCCTGGTCGAGGGCCCGTAGTCTCAAGCACCCCCCATAGCAACAGCCCCCGAAGCCTCGACCCTCCGGGGGCTGTTCGCTTTGATAAGCCGCTTATCAGTCCGAGATCAGCGTGTCCTGCGCCTTCTGCTGGATCGCGGTCCCGTTCCACAGGCCGTAGTGCATGGCCACACCGATCACGAACGTGGTCAGGGTAGTGATGAGCGCCTGCTGCCAGTGGAAGTTCGCGCTGTTGATGTACTCGGTCAGGAACCCCGAGACCGCCGACAGGCCCAGCAGGGTCAGCGACTTCACCGTCTTGTTGGTGGTCCGCTTGGTCACCAGGGCGACCAGGATCGGCAGGAACACCGCCACGAACAGCGAGGCCACCTGCACCGTGTCCAGCCCCGAGTAGGCGGTCGGATCAATCGTGTTGTCGAGGTCACCCTCGGCACCTAGGAACATCATTCGGTTACTCCTTCGTGTTGATGGTGGCTACATCCTGCCCCAGTACCAGCCCCAGACGTTCCACCAGCGTGGCGTCAGAGCACACGCGCCGATGTGGATGCCCCTCATGCAGCGCCACCCCTTGGGCTCCTGGCACCTCATCGCTGCGGCATCTCTCGGAGGATCTTCCGGAGCTCTCTGCGCTCCCGCTTGATCTCCTCCAGGGCCTTCTGCGCCTTCACCCTGTTCTCGGGGGTGTCGCCCAGGAACGCGATCGCCGCAGACAACTCGTGCAGCGCACCCACGATGGCGTCGCGGGCCTTCGTCACCTTCGTCTCGGTAGGAATCTCGAGCCCACCCTTCATCACGAACTCGTACTCGGCACCAGTGAACACCGCCTTCGGGTTGGGGCGGTACGGGTAGGTGTCCTGGGTGTCCCCCACCAGTCCGTTCTCCCCCCGGTCGAACTTGCCGATCTGGGCGAACGCGCTCTCCGTCAGGTTCCGCCGGTTCACCCGGTTCTCGAAGATCAGTACCCCGTGCCCGTGCTCCGGCCACACCCCCGGCAGCATCTCGCGGGGCCAGTGCGCGAACCCGATGTCACGGAAGACCCGCATCTTCCGTACGTGGTCCCAGTAGGCGGTGTCCACGGCCCGGCCCTTCAAGTGGGTCCCACCCGAGGCCTCCGCGCCGCCGATGCCCTGGATGATCGTCAGCGGGTACCCCAACTTGTGCTCGGCCATCATCACCGCAGCGATCGTCGCGTTGTCCAAAGGCCGGCCCCGGTACTCACTGATGGAGTACGGATTCGGTACTGCCATGGCTGCTCCTCACTCGTCGGACGGTCACCGACACGCTACGCCTCGCCGCCCCCCTTCTCGCGGAACTCCCCGGATCCATGTACAGTCCGTCAGCAGAACGTCCAGCGGTCTTGGTGCCCGGTGACAGCCAGCGAGTCAACCCTTAGGTCAACTCCCATTCACCAGGAGCCCACGATGGACAAGTTCAACGACATCACCGACGAGGCTCTCGCCGCGCTGCGCCAGGAGAAGCTTTCAGCCCTCCAGCCGCTCCTCGTCGAGAACGCCACCGCCGAGCAGCAGGCCCAGGCCCTCGCCCTCGACGCCGAACTCTCTGAGATCGACGCCGAGAAGGCCGAGCGTGCCGAGGCAGCGGCCAAGTTCGCCGCACTCCGCAGCAAGGACTTTTCAGAGGCACCCGCCGAGGTTGAAGCCGCCGAAGCGGTCGCCGAGGAAGCCGACGAGGAGCCCGAGTCCGACGAGGAGCCTGAGGCTTCCGCCGACGACGAGCCCGAAGCCGAGGCCGAGACCGCCGAGGTTGCCGCCACCACCGAGACGAAGGCATCCAACGTGAAGAAGGTCGCCGCACAGACCAAGCGTCCTGCGGTACCGGAGACGCCTCAGCGTCACCTCACCGTGATCGCCGCCGCCGACGCGGGATTCCCCGCCGGGTCCGAGATGGACTTGGAGGACCTCGCCCAGGGTGTGGTCAACCGCTTGAAGGGAATGCCGGAGCCTGACGGCAACGGAGAAGGGTACGACCTCCGCAAGTTCGGGGTCGCCACCATCGAGAAGCCCTTCGACCCGGAGTTCATCGTCGACCGTGGCACGGACTCCGACGAGGTGTTCGAGCGGGCCAGCCAGGAGTCTCGCCTTCCGGGCGGCTCCCTGGTCGAGTCGCTCCGGCTCCGCTCCGACGACCCGAACTCCCTGGTCGCGGCCAACGGCTGGTGTGCCCCCTCCGAGACGGTCTACGACCTCACCACTGACGAGACCCTGGAAGGGATCCTGTCGCTGCCCGAGGTCCAGATCCGTCGCGGTGGCATCCGCTACACCATGGGTCCCCAGTTCGCGGACTTCTACACCAACGCAGGCTTCGTGCAGACGGAGGCCCAGGCCATCGCCGGGACCACCAAGCCCTGCTACGAGGTCACCTGCCCCACGTTCACCGACGTGCGGCTCGACGCGGTGGGTGTCTGCATCAAGGTGCCGATCCTGCTCAACGCCGGTTACCCGGAGATGACGCAGCGCTTCGTCTCCGGCACCCTGGTGGCCCACGAGCACATGAAGAACGCCAACGTGATCGGGCGCATCGTCACCGCGTCCGGCGCCGCCCGCGTCTTCGCCGGTAACGGAGGCTCCTCGGCTGACGCCCTGGAGGCTCTGGAGATGGCAGCGGACCAGCGCAGGCAGACCTACCGCCTGGGCCTCAGCCACACGCTGGAGGTCGTGGTTCCGTTCTGGGTCAAGGGCATGTACCGCTCCGACCTGGGACGCCGCAACGGTCGCCCGCCGGAGGCTGTGTCCGACGCCGAGATCCAGGCGCACTTCGCGGCCCGCAACCTGGCCGTGAACTTCGTCTACGACTGGCAGGTGCTCGACCCGACGGTGGAGGTCTACCCGACCACCTACCAGGTGCTCCTGTACCCGGCTGGAACGTTCGTGAAGGGCGTCTCCAACGTCATCAACCTCTCCGCCGTCTACGACGCGGCGAGCCTGGCCGGGAACATGTACACCGGTCTGTTCGTCGAGGAGGGCCTGCTGGTCGCCCAGAAGAAGTTCGGGTCCGACCTCCTCACCCTGCCGACCTGCAACGCCGGTCGCACGGGTGCCGCCAACCTCACCTGCGCGTGAGTCTGAGGGCCGGGGTGGCGAGCGCAACCACCCCGGCCCCCACCACCTGAGAGGAGGCGCAGATGACGGTCACACAGATCGCCTACCCGGTCGCACCAGCGGTCGAGAGGCTCAGAGGAACACTCCTCGACGCAGCCACAGTCACCAACGACTTCAAGTGGCTCGACGGTGGAGACCTGTTCCTGTCCTGGAACGGACTCCAGTTCGCTGCCCGGGCCGGGATCTGCACCCCCACCGACAAGCAGCTGGACCAGACCTCCACCTGGGTCGACGGGTTCAGGTTCGCCGCCTACGGGGGCATCACCTGCAAGTTGACCGACATGGACGAGCAGGAGTCGGGCGCCATGGGGGCGTTCCTCAAGGGTGAGTCCATCGCGGTCGAGAAGGCCCTCATGGAACTCCGGTTCGCCGAGAACGCCGCCGCAGGCACCGACGAGCCCGAGGACGACATGACGGCTCTCAACATTCCCTACGCCTGGGCTGCCCCGGTCGATGTCACCCCTACCCCTGCGACAGCCGTGTCCCCAGGCGTCGGGATCGGCCTTCTCGAGGAGTACGCGGGATCGGTGTACGTGGGCGCTCCCACCATCCACGTCCCCCGGTCCATCGGCTCCCTGCTGATGCGGACCGATGGGCTGGACTACGACGGCGACGTGCTCCGCACCACGCTCGGCTCCAAGGTCGCGGCAGGAGCGGGGTACGCCTACCCCAACCTGGGGCCTGACGGCACCGAGCCCGCTGATGACGAGCGCTGGCTCTACGCCACCGGAGAGGTCTTCGTCGGCAGGTCCGAGGCCATCGCCCGCTCAGCGTTCAACCAGGAGACCAACGAGATGGTTACCCTGGTCGAGCGAGGCTACATCGTCGCGGTCGACACGTTCGTGGCAGCCGTACTGGTCAACCTGGAATCCTGAGGAGAAACAGATGAGCGAAGTTCACGTTCCCTTCGGGGACAGCGCGGCTGACACCGCCACACTGCTGCTCGCAGCCGCCGAGGAACTCGACGGTTTCGAGGCCAATGTGGTGAAGGTCAACCACGACAACGGTGGCGGCTTCACCGTCCCCGAGGAGGTGGCCAAGGCTGCCAAGTTGAAGCCCGAGGATCCCAACGCCGAGTTCCAGGCCGAGGTCGACTCCATCAAGGAAGGCTCCGAACTCCCGTCCCAGACGGTGACTTCGGAGGAGGCCGAGGTCAAGCAGCAGGCCGACCTCGCCGCCAAGGCCCCGGCCAAGAAGGCCGCAGCCAAGAAGTCCACCGCGAAGGGGAAGTGACATGCCCGAGCCGAAGTACATCCGGGGCAAGGCGTACCGGGTCACCATGCTCGACGGATGTGGTGAACCTGTCCTGGGCCCCCAGTCCTCGGTGGCCAGCAACGGGTTCATCTCCGTCGCGCTCACCGCGAACAACTCAGCACCCGAAGCCATCGTCGTCACCAACGCCAACGGTGTCGACCTGGTGGACGACACGCCGACCGCGAAGTTCCGCAACTGGGGCATCGAGATCAACCTCATCGGTGGCAACCCGAACGTCCTCAACCTGTTGACGGGTGCACCGCTGGTGCAGAACGCCGACGAGGATGCGGTGGTCGGGTTCGACATCGACACCGCTGTGGATGTGGAGCTGCTCGGCTTCGCGCTCGAAGTCTGGACCGGGGTCTACCTCGACTCCTGCACTGACGGGGACGTGGAATATGGGTACTTCCTGATCCCGTTCGCCAAGGGCGGCACCATCGGGAACGTCACCTTCGAGAACGCGGCCATCAACCTCACGGTGACCGGCGCGATCTCGAAGAACGGCACCGGCTGGGGCGTCGGACCCTACGATGTGGTCATGGACGAGTCCGACGTGGAAGGACCTCTCAACGTGGCCCTCACCACCACCAACCACTTCCACCACGAGGTCACGACGGTTCCGCCGCCGAGCGACCTGGACGGCGGAGTGGCCGCGCTCGGTGTGCTGGACGCCTCGGCAGCCGCCGGTACGCCTTCGGTCATCGCCGCGAACAGCTACTACAACGCGGGGATGGTCGGCTCCACCGCCGCCCCGGGTACCGCCTGGACGGCGGGCCAGTACGCGGTCGACTGGGAAGGCAACGAGTGGCACTGGAACGCCACCACCTGGATCGCGGGCCGCGCCTGATCTCCTTCGGGGGAGACACGGACCCCGAGCCCACCTCACCGGGCTCGGGGTCCTTTCCGGGTACCGTCCTGACTAGGACCTAGTCAAACGGGGCAACCAGAAGGAGCACCATGAACGACAAGGCCAAGATCGCCGCCCTCGCTGGAGCAGGCATCCTGCTCGTCGGCGGCATCGTCGCCGTCTCGAACGCCTCGGACCCCGCAGACGAGGTATCCGCACTCGCCGCTGATGTCTGCGTGACCCCGCCGGACACGGCCACCATTCCCGAGGTCATCGACTACATCAACTGCCTGCACGGCATCGTCGACCCCACCCCCACCCCGACAGAGGAGCCGACGCCGACTCCTACGGAGACCACGACGCCGACTCCCACCGAGGAACCTACCCCGACCCCCACGGAGACGCCCACACCGACTCCGACGCCCACTCCCACCCCTACCCCCACCCCGACCCCCACTGAGCCGCCAGCGGCCCTCAAGATCGTCGGCATGTCCGCCGGGGCCAGCCTGTGGAGCCAGCGTCTCGCCGAGGTCGGAGCCCAGGGCGTCACCGCACGCCGCATCTTCGCGGACCTCACCAGTGACTGCCGGAACCAGTCGAACCTGATCGCGCAGGCCGTTCAGCAGCGCATGATGCCGGTGATCTCGTACAAGGTCCCGAACGTCACCACCCTCAACAGCAACGGCTACGACTCGTGGCTCAACAACTGCAAGACCTACCTGAGCGGTCTCGGGGTCCAGGTCACCGTCACGTTCAACCACGAGCCCTACCCCGAACTCACCGGGGCACAGTTCCTCGCCGGGTCCGCACAGTTCCTCGACCACGTACAGGGACCGAGGATCGCGGTGGGTCCGATCATGAACGGCTGGCTCCTGGACAACCGGGTCGCCGACTTCGACGACTACTCCAGCCCCGCCCTGCTGGACCGCTGGGACTTCTTCGGTGTGGACACCTACCAGGCAGGCACCGTGGACAGCCCGGACGCCTCGAAGCCCGGTGGCCGCGCCATCCCGCTCCTGGAGACCTGGCTGGACGGGCAGGGCCACGGAGACATGCCCATCGGCGTCGGTGAGTACAACGGGTACACCGCAGCCGCCATCACCTACGCGGGCAACCAGATCATCACCGTCCCCGAGGTGTGGTTCGGGCTCGTGTTCAACTCCGACGTGGGCGCCAAGGGCTACCCGCTGGAGGGCACCCGGCTCCAGGCCTACAAGAACACGAAGGCCGACCCCAGGGTCCGTCAGACCGGCTGAGACATGACGGTCACTCTCACCCTGGGCACCCCGAACCAGGGAACCACGGGGGCGACCTCCTACACGCAGGCCTCGCACCAGACGGACGACATCCTGATGCTGGGGACCGAGACCAACGTGACCGCCGGGCTCTCCGACCCCACCACCCCCACCGGGTGCGTGGACGTGACCGGCTCACCCAGGACACAGGGCTCCAACGTCACCTGCAACACCACCTGGTGGAAACGTGCCGCCTCCGGCGCTGAGTCCAACTTCTCGGTGCCCGCCACCTCCGACCACCAGGTAGGGATCCCGTTCCGGCTGAGAGGCTGCATCACCTCCGGTGACCCCTGGGAGGTCATCTCCAACGACGGCCAGGCCACCGGCACCACCGGCAGGATCTACGACCCCTCGGGTGGCAACTCCCTGACCACCATCTCCGACGACAACCTCGTGGTGTACGTCCTGTGCTGCTCCACCGACACCACCTCCGACAACTTCGCGGGAGCCATCACCACCGCACCCACCGGGCTCACCTCCTGGACCATCCACGACCAGCACTTCACCACCAACGGCAACGGCGGCGGGATGCTGGTGGCCTCCGGGATCAAGGCCACCGCAGGCGTCGTAGGTCCACTCAACTGGACCTTCACCACCACCGGAGCCTTCTCCGGCTTCTGCATGGCGTTCCCCGAGGGAGCCGCCACACCACCTGCCCGACTGACAACTGCGCGGTCCTACAACGCCGCGTTGGTACGATCCTTCACGAGATAGGGAGACCTGATGAGCCAGTCCCAGCGTTTGTACGTGGTCCGGTCCGGTTCATCCGCGACCAACTCCACCGCCGTGTCCCTGTCCGCAGCCACCGTCAAGACCGTTGTTGGCGTCCTCGGCTCCTCGACCGACACCCTCTGCTTGAAGCGGGTACGAGTCTCCTTCAACTCCGTCACCAGCACTGACGCCCCCGCCCTGGTCGAGGTCGGCATCATCACCGCAGCAGGCACCGTGGGTACCTCGTTCACTCCGGCCCAGATCACCGGCAGCCCCCTAGCCTCCTCCGCGGCCGCCGGGTACAACCACTCCGGCGAGCCCACCTACACCCGGATCATCGAATCCACCTACGTGCCGGTGAACAACGGCCTCTACGAGTTCTACTACCCGCTCGGGGAGGAGCCACTGTGCGCCATCAGCCAAGGCTTCGCCCTCCGGGTCACCGCACCCCAGGCCCAGTCCTGCTACGCATCCCTGTTCTACTCGGAGTAGCTGAATGGCCCGCCTAGGCCGAAGTAGGCCCATCCAGGCGACAGTCCTGCATCCCAGGCAGACTGTCGCCACCCCCGTCCTCGAAGTCCTCGACTTCACCATCCCGGCCTCCGAGGTCGACGCCGACATCACGGCGATGAAGGTCAAGTTCGACCTGTCCCTGATCACCAACACCGCCTGGTGGAACGACTGCAACGGACAGAACATCCAGATCCGCACCACCGGAGGGGTGCCTCTCCCCCAGGACATCGCCACCGTCGACATCGACGCCCACACCGGACGCATCTGGTTCCTCACCGACCTGTCCTCCAGTGTCGACAACGAGTTCACCATCGGGGTCTACGACGGCCTCACCCCGTACGGGATCGACCACCCGCTCGGCAGGAACGCCGTCCACCTGGAGGACGCCTTCGTCGACGCCGTGGAGATGGTCAACCGCACCGGAGGCCCGGACCCGGTGCTCGTGGGTGCAGAGGTCGTCTACTACACCTCCACCCAGGAGATCTCCACCAGCCTGTTCCAGCAGGGTGTGGCCTGGGACGGATCCGACTGGTACGGAACCGGTGGGGCCAACAACAAGAGGATCGCCCGGGTCGACGGCACCACCGAACTCGAGGAGGTGGCGGTTGCGGACGCCTCCGCCGCCGCCGTCATCGGGGGCGGGTCCGCGTTCGACCACATCGCCGGATGCGTTGTCTACAACTCGGGGTCCGGCAACGAGTTGTACGTCCTGGCCGACGACTACCCGTCGATCTCGAATCAGTTGGTGCAGGTGTGGAACGTCTCCACCCTGGCCTACGTCCGGCAGTACGACCTCGAAGCCTCACGCCCCGGCGACCAGAACTCCGACATCTGCTGGAACGACAACGCCAACCTGTTTGTCCTCTCCGACTACAACGACGGCGAGGTGCTGCACACCTACGACGACGACTTCAACTACGTCGGTGACCTGACCCTCCCCGCGCCCATCGGGCACATCCAGGGCATCGAGTGGTCCAACGGCTTCTACTTCATCATGACCGGCCCGCAGGTGGGTGCCTCCTACCTGTACAAGGTCGCGGACGACATGAGCACCTCGGTGGTGGTCTGGTCCGGTGCCGCCCACTCCCAGGGCATCGCGGGCAAGGACAACACGGACTCCACCCCCGACCTCTGGTACGGCGACTCCTCCGGGGACCTGCGGAAACTCACCTACTCCACCCCGGCGGTCACCCCCACTCCCGAGCACATCAACCTGGGGGGCGCCGGCCACTACCGGATCGACGGCCTGCCCAAGCGCACCGTCTGGACGATGGGTGCCTCCGTCCGGCTCGGCCAGATCCCCAGCGGGAACTACGCGGTGGTCTCCTACGGCGACAACACCACCGCCAACACCACCCGCGAGACCATCGCCGCCCGGGACGCCCCCGACGAGTGGGCGCTGTGGAACTCCAACGACTCCTGGCTCTCCGGGCCTTCCATCAGCGGTGCGGACGTGGGGACCACCCGTGGTCTGAACGCCACCCACGACACCACCGTGGACCGCACACTGTTCTTCAACGGCGCACCCGGCACCCCTGACTCGACCGTGGTCCAGAAGCCCACCTCGGGCGGCTCGACCGTCTCGTTCTACATGGGCGGTGAGGACAATACCGGGGACGAGGAACTCATCGGCGCGATGACGTTCGCCTACGTCCGCGACGGTGAGTCCTCGAACGCCCGGATCGCCTTCGAGCACCAGAACTGGCGCAGCACCGGGACCATCGTCGTCGACAACGGCGTCAGTGATCTGGCCCCCCTCGACACCCGCAACTCCCACACCTCCGACTCTCCGACGATCACCCAGGTCCATGCGATCGCCCCGGTCGACTCCAGCCACGGCAACACCTCCGAGTCCCCCACCGTCACCCAGGTGCATGTCATCGCACCCCTGGACTCCTCGCACGGCAACACCGCCGAGTCCCCTGCGATCACCCAGGTCCATGCGGTCGAACCCCTCGACACCGAGAACGCGCATACCTCAGACAGTCCTGCCATCACCCAGGTCCATGCCATCGAGCCGGTGGACACGGAGAACGCCCACACCTCCGACAGCCCTGCGATCACGCAGGTCCATGCCATCGAGCCTCTCGACACAGAGAACGCTCACACCAGCGACTCCCCGACCGTCGCCCACATCCACCACGTCAACCCGGTCGACACCTCGAACGCCCACACCAGCGACAGCCCCACCGTCACTCAAGTGCATCTCGTCGAACCCGACGACACGAGTAACGCACACACCTCCGACACAACCACCGTCACCCAGGTCCACGTCGTCACGCCCCTGGACTCCGAGCACGGCAACACCAGCGAGAGCCCCTCGATCACCCAGGTGCATGTCGTCGAGCCCCTGGACACCGAGAACGCCCACATCTCGGACTCCCCCACCGTCGTCACCGAAGGCGACATCGCCCCCGAGGACACCAGGAACAGCCACACCTCGGACTCCCCGACCGTCACCCAACTGCACCTGGTCGAACCCCTCGACACCGAGAACAGCCACACCTCCGACTCGCCCACGGTCATCCAGAACCACGTCATCACCCCACTGGACTCCAGCCACAGTCACACCAGCGACTCCCCGACCGTGGCGCAGGTCCACGTCATCACCCCGAACGACACCTCCAACAGCCACACCACGTCCGAGTCCTCGGTCTCCGTCCCGCACGAGGTCCAGCCCGACTCCACCGAGAACAGTCACACCTCCTCCGAGCCGGACATCTCCATCCCCTCGGAGATCCAGCCCGACGACACCTCCAACAGCCACACCTCCGGCAGCCCGCTGCTCGACCAGCCGCCACCGCCCCACGACCGGATGCTGGTGGTGCGTCCCAGCGACCGGATCCACGAGGTCAACCGAAACGCCAGAACCCACCGAGTACCAGCCTCAACGGCCTATGATGATCGAACCCTTACTGTGGGGGCGAGGAACCGTACCTACGTTGTGCCCGAGCAGGAACGAACCAGCAGCGCCTAGGAGAACCAGATGGCCAAGTTCACCGCCGACTCCGTACTGGACGCGGCACTCGACAAGGTGGCGACAGCGACGATCATGACGCTGTGCAACGCCCAGCCCACCACCCGCACCGAAGCCGTCACCACGTTCAAGCTTGCTGACGTGGTTGTGGACTCCGGCGACTTCTCGAAGGCCAACGGCGACGTGTCCGGTCGCAAGTTGGTCGTAGCGGCCCAGACCGCCGTCCCGGTGGACACCTCCGGCACCAGTACCCATGTGGCGCTGTGCGACGGGTCGGATGTCCTGCACGTCACCACCCACACCTCCCAGGCCCTCACCTCGGGGAACACCACCAACATCGGCTCGTACGACATCGAGTTCCTCGACGTCACCCCCTGATCTGAGAGGGCTCCATGTCCACCCCGCTGTACACCAAAGGCCCGAGCGAAGTCCTCAACTACGGGGTCGACTGGTCCGACTTCCTCGATGTCGGGGACACCATCGTCACCTCGACGTGGACCGTCCCCGCCGGGATCACCCAGGACTCCGAGAACGAGACCACCACGGTCGCGGAGATCTTCCTGTCCGGCGGCACCCTGGGCAACACCTACACGCTGACCAACAGCATCACCACCGACTTCGGGCTCGAAGCGGACCGCGAGATCAAGATCTGGATCACCGAGGAGACCCTGCCGTGCTGGCCCATGGATTCTGGCTGCTTCGACGCCGCCTGGGACGCCTACTCCAACGAGATCCAGGCCAGGGCCGTCACGCTCGCCGCCGCCACACTCCGTAGGCTCACCGGCTACCGGGTTGGGGACTGCGCCATCATCGCCCGCCCCTCCCCCCAGTCCTCCTCGTGCGCCACCATGCCGTACGGCTCGGGACCGTTCGTCCCCTCCAACTTCGGCGGCACCTGGACCAACTCGATCGCGGTGAACCGCAACCCCAAGGACCTCACCCTCCCCGCCCCGGTCGCCAGACTGGACGAGGTGAAGATCGACGGGGTGGTCCAGGACCTCGACGACTTCGTGGTCTACAACCGCAGGATCGTCACCTACGTCGGTGCGGACGACGACTTCGTGTGGCCCGCCACCCAGCGGTTCGACCGCGACGACGACCAGGAGGACACGTTCTCCGTCACCTACCTGAACTCCTATCCGGTGGACGCCAACGGCGCCTACGCAGCCGGCCTGCTCGCCCTGGAGTTCGCCAAGGCCTGCGACGGGGACAAGAAGTGCAAGTTCCCCTCCAACGTCTCCACCATCGTCCGCAACGGCATCACCGTGGACGTGATCTCCGGGTCCTTCCTCGACGGACAGACCGGCATCCGTGAGGTCGACATCTACACGGCAGGCTGGAACACGAAGGGCCGGACACCGGGCGTGTTCTTCGACCCGGGCGCACCCGTCCACAGGATCCAGACCTCGTGAGCAGGACCTCCGACCTCCTCACCGCCATCGCGTCCTGTCTGTGCGCGGAGGTCAACGAGGACGACACCATGTGCTTCTGCGGTGTCATCCAGGGGACCCAGGCGGTCCACGACTTCTGGCCCGACTGCACCAACGACGGCATGGCCTGGGTGAGGCTCGCCGCCGCCTACCCGTCCACCACCCTCGGGGTCGCGGACCAGACCCCCGGCATCAAGGGCAAGTTCATCGGTCTGGACATCGAGATCGGCATCGTCCGCACCCACGAGGTCGATCCCAGTGACGCACAGATCTCTCCCGAGGAGTACGCCGCGATGGCGGAGAAGGCCTCCGACGACCTGCACCTCATCTACCACGTCATCGCCTGCTGCGACGCCCTCAACGAGCGCGACTTCATCATGGGGAACTACCAGCCCATCGGCCCCACCGGGTTCGTGTACGGCGGCGGCGTCACCATCTTCACCCAGGTCTGACATATGATCCGCCTCTCCCTCGAAGCCATCGTGGTCACGGACTCGAAGCTGTTCCGGCCCAGTGGCACCATCGGCAGGTGGGCTGCCTCGGTGGAACGGCAGTACACGCTCCAGGCCATCAAGAAGGCCCCCTCCTCGCTGGAGTCCGGTCGCCCCCACAAGACGAAGCGGAACTCCGCCTACCCCTCCGGCTCGATGCGACGGAACATCGAGGGCAGGGTCGTCATGGTGGGTCCGCGCCACTACCAGACCACGATCTCCGTCAACGTCCCCTACGCCCTCATGGTCATCCGAGGCACCCGCACCCCCATCATCGCCACGTCCGCCCGTCAGCCCGCAGGATCCCCCGGCGGCATCGGTGGGCAGTTCAAGTCCGGCAAGATGTACCTCCCCGGGCAGCCCTCCTGGGGGCGGCGGTGGAAGCAGCAGGTCTCCGGCCAGACCGCCAACAACTTCCTCGGGGAAGCGTTCGACGCCACCGCACGCAGGCACTCCTCACTGCGCGGCTATCAGATGGTCGGCTGATAAGCCGCTTATCAGACTCCCCAGAACCGCCGTCAGTGTCATCGGGGTCCCAGCCGAACTACCCTCAGGGCGTCTAGATAACCCCGAGAAGGAGCAACCCATGAACGACATGAAGCAGTTCACCACCGCCGCCAAGGAAGCCGAACGCGCCAAGGACGCCGACGCAGGGGATCTGTACCCGTTCGAGTTGGACGGTCGCACCATCGTGGCCTACAAGCCCACCGAGGAGCAGATCGCTCTGCTCATGTCCGACGTGGGTCGGTTCTCGTCGAACTCCTCGAAGGTCGGAGGGAGCATCGACTTCTTCCACTCCATCTTCGCCGACGCGGACGCCGCCTACATCCGCCAGCGCCTGCTCAACAAGGACGACGCCTTCGGCCTCCCGGAGGTGCAGGACATTCTCGAGTGGCTGATCGAGGAGTGGACCGGAAACCCTACCCAGTCGCAGTCCGCCTCTACGCCATCGCGGCCATCAGGTGGGCGGAAGTCGACGCCTCGTACGCCAGCATCGACCTGATCACCCTCCCGCCGCACCGGTTCTGCAACCTCGTCTACGCCTGGTGCAAGGAGAGGATCGACACGGAGAAGTACGACGAATGGTGGTACCAGATGACACAGCCGCTCCCCGGTGACGAGAAGCGGCCACCCACTCAGGCACAGTTGGAGCGGGAGTCGAGCGAGTACTTCAAGACGATGAGAGAACTAGGAGCCTGACATGGTGGGCCTCGGAGGAGAGTCGGTCGGGTCCGCCTATGTGCGGATCTACGCCGATGG